AACTGGCGCGCTTCAAAAAGTATCTGGCTGCGCGGTTGGCATAGCTTCTGCTCAATAGTTGAAGCGTGCTTTTAACTACTGCACAAAAAATGAAAGGAGGACACCCATGCACCGACTACCCGACAACGGCATCATCTATGTGCCCTACGGCGGCATCGGCTTTGTCCAGCGCATCGAAGCGAGGAAGTCTGCGGACTTTTTCGCGGCGTTGCGTTGGTTTCTAAAGCTGTTTGCGTAAAGAAAAGCGCCGTTTGCTATACACAAGCGCGCATTGCGTATAGCGAAGTTCACACAAAGGGAGGGGGCGACTTGCCTCCTTCCCTTAAAGACGCTTCCGCAGATAAACCGAACTGCTCCCAGCCCACTTGTCCGCTGGCCTGTAAAACCGATAGCCGCACGCGATGAGCGAGTTCAGCGACGGGCAGTTCCAGTGGGCAACGTAGGTGATGATTTCTTTGATGCCGAGCGCCTTGGCTTCGGCCTCACGCACGCGGATCAATCGCTTTTGCAACCCGCGCCCGCGATGCTCGGCAAGCACCCCCGCCCGCGAGAGAAACGCTAGCCCCTTGTTCTCATGCCATTGGCACGGACGAAGACCAGCGTAGCCCACAGGCTCCTTGCTGCGCCACACGACCCACCAGAGCGAGTTTTCCAGCGCGGGGCGGTGGTCAGACGGAAAGCACACCTCGTCCAGCGGCAGAACCGCCAGAGGCGTATCGGCGCGCTGGATGCGGTAGGTCATTTCAGCTTGTAGTGCCGCAGTGCCAAAACCCTCTGGCCGCACTGAACGCGAAACATCGCCGTCTCGCATCGTCCCTGTTCGGCGGATTTGCGGATGAGCTTCGCCATGTGCGATTCCGACTTTCCGAGCATGGTTGCCAGTTCGCTCATGCGGAGCCAGCCGGGCGGCACTTCGTCGGTGGCGGCTTGGGTCGAGAGGGCCGCGCACCACTGGGCGAGATCAGGATCGAAGGAGGGAGGCAAATTGCCGCCCCCTTTTGTGGTTGAGGGCCGCGACTTCATAGCGGGAGCCTGTAATGGGGGGAAAGCGTGACGAGATTGACCGTGCAGGCGTTGTCGCAGTATTCGCCGTAGGCGAAGCCATGCGCCCATCCAAGGGTTTGTCGCCTGCCCTTGGCATACCCGACAGCCAGATCAATGCCGCAACCAATGTTGTAGCCGACCACCGGACGCTGGCAGCGGCCAGCCTCTTGCATCACGCGATGCGTGTGACCAAACACGCAATTCATTCCTAACGCTTCGGCGTGATCGCGGGCTGCGCTGACGTTGTAAAGGACTCCGTGCAGGAACAGGGCATCGCCAAGCCGCGTGCAAGCCTCCGGGCGAAGTCCCGCATACGGCACGACCCGCGCCTTCATTTCCTTGGCTGCGCCTTCGATCCGCGCGAGGACTTGCCCCGCCGCGTAGCTCACGACCGCATTGCCGCTATGCGCGAGGCCGCACAAGCGATCTTCGTGATTGCCGAGGTGAATAACTGACGGTTCCAACTCGCGCAGGAACGAAAGGCCAGCGAGCAGGTCATCGGCCATTGATTCCGCGCGGTCGGGGTCATCGGGATCGCGCCTTGCCCCGGCACGAAGCGCGGCCATGTCTGTGAAGTCTCCGAGGTGCAGGACGGTCGCGGGTTTGTAAGCCTCGCGGAATTTGAGCATTGCCCCGGCAGCCCTTGGATCGGCTAAATGCCCGTGCGTGCAACTGACCGCCATCCACTTTTTCCACCGCCGCGTGATCGCCGCCATTGAAGGCGCGCTTTATGTCAAAGGCTATGGGAGTGTGGGTGCGGCTCCGGGGCTAAATAGTAACCAGAAAGTAACCACTTTGCTTTCGCTCAATATGAAAACCCCTTAACTAAATTCCTCTGTCCGCGACGGACTCAAAATCCGTTTCCCGCAAGGGAGTGTGGGTTCGACCCCCTCCGCCGGTATATCTTAACCCCCTCATTTTGAGGGGCTTAAGTTTTTAGGAGGGCGGAAAGTAACCACATTGAAACCACTTTGTCGCGGCGGGTCTTTCAACGTAATCCAAGTAATTTGACCGGACGATCGACTCGCTATTGCCCATCTCCAAAGCGACTTGCGCGGCGGATTTCACGACCGCGCAGCGATAGGAGCCGTAAGAATGTCGCAGCCCGTTCTTGACCCACTTGACCCCCTTGCGCTTGACCCGTTTGGCAAGGTTGTCGATCCTCAACCCCTGCGGGCAAACGTGATCCTCCGGGGCGAAGTCCGCTTTGCGGAGCCAAGTCATCAAAGCGGGATGAATCGGAACAAGCCTGCGGCGTCCGGTGTTCTTTGCGTTCTCCGGTAGAACCTCAAGCAACTTCTTGCCGAGCTTCACTTCGCGCCACAGCAGCTTTTCCGCCTCGCAAGTCCGTAGCCCCGCCAGACCGCAGATCGCCAGCGGGAGCCGCCATTCCGGGGCAACGGCAGCAAGCAAGGCGCGAAACTCGGACGGGGTGTAAATCGCAGGACGCTTTTTCGGGACGGGCAAGGCATGGGTGCGCTGCGGGGCGGTCATGGAATCGGGGAGGTAAGACTGCTTGCGCGCCCAAACGAACCACGAAACAAGCGTTGCCCGGACATTGTTGTATCGCCTCGGCCCAACCCCTAATGAGTCAAGGTGCAGCTTGACTTGCGCGGCGGTCACATCGGCAATCGGGCCGGGGTGCTTGGTCGTGAAGTGAGCAAGATCAGCTTCGATTGTCCGCGTCTGCACCTCGCGCTCGGTGAGGTGACGCACGTAATTACGTGCGGCCTCGGCGGTCGCGGGGCTATCGGCGCGCTGGCCCTGCCACGCAAGGAACTCGGAGAGCAGAGCGGGATCAAGGTTGCCTAACTGGCTGCGCCCGTCTCGCAAGAGGGCAAGTTGTTCCTTTGCTCGCGCCTTGGCCTTAGTCAATTCCTTGGCAGCGCACATGACCCGTTTGCCGCCCCGGCGCGTGTGCCATTTCCACCGCCCGTCCGATCCGCGCCACAGGCGACAGGTGAACCCGCCAACCCGGACGATTTCGCTATTCATTTGTTATTGTTGCTTGCGGGGGGGGGGGACAGACTACGGATGTCCTACGCCGCTCAATATGAATACCCCACGACATGAAAAAATCATTCCTCATTCTTTCGGGCCTTGCCGAGTTTGCGGCGGGCGTTGCTTACCTTTCTCTTGCCCTTGGTCTTGGTTGCTTGGCTCGCTTCCTCCGCAGCCTGTGCGGCCTTTGCCAAGTGCGTAGTGATAAGGTGGCGGGCTAACCCGCTCAACCCCCCGTAGCCCCCCGCCGCAGCGTAAGCCTTGGCGCGGGTGATGAGATCCCCCGGTAGGGAAATCCCGGTAGGGATGGCCTTTTCGCCGTCCGGTTTTTTGGCGCTCATGAGAGGGGAAAGATATCACACCTTACAAAGATTGACAATTTTTAGGGGGTAGGGAAATACCCCATTTTTTGCCTTTACAACCCTTTATAAGGTCTTATAAGGTGCGCCAATTCTTAGCTATGGCACATCCCAAGATCCCACCACATCAAAGGGCGCGCGCGGCAGGTATTTCGCTTCCGCCATCCGTCATCAACAAAGCCCGCAAACACGCTTACGCGAAGGGACTGAGCCTCTCCGCTTTTGTCCGAATGATTTTGCTCCAGCACCTCAACGGCGCGGCAGAGCAGTGAACACAGAACAAACAAAACAACATGGACTACATCACCATCATCCTCGGCACGCTGGCGGCAATCAGTGTTGTCGGATTGGCTTGGCTCGGCGGTTACGAGTTAGGTCAGTCAAACGGAATCAGCGTTGAACGCGAACTCGCGGATCGGCGCATCGCTGGCCTGCTCGCGCAGGAAAACAAACGCAAACCCCGCGCGCGGAGGAAGGTCAAATGAGCATTCGCCCAACTATCATTGACCGCAACGGCAACAACCCTTGCATCCCACAAACCGCGTTGCTCATGGCGATGCGGCGAGCGGCAGAAGGTCACGCGCCGTCATTAGCGGATCGCGTCCGCAAGGCACTCGCTCAACTCCGCAAGCGTCTCGCGCGATGACCCCAACACCCCCGGACAACGCAATCGCGGCAATGGTGCTGCTTACCGCAATCGCAATCGGATTGGTTTTGTTAGCCGATCTCGTTGCGGGATGGCTGCGATGAAAGCATTCCTCGGCAAGCCGCTTCGCAAGGGCTGGAAGACCCCCGGCAAAGGCGCACCCGCTGGCAACAAGCGCGCAGCGGGGCGCAAGCAGGGTCGAGCCTTTAGCTATCGTCACGAACGGCACGAAGATGTTGCGCCGCTGATTACGCGCCGAGGCAAGCGAGATTACCTTCACGCCAATTGCGTTGTCTTGGCTGCGGCGATCTTTGGCCCTTGGGCGGAACAATGGGCGCGGGACTTGCTCCCGGCAGCGCGGCAACTCGACGCGCGGGGGTTGAAATGAGCGGGGTTATTATGGAAGCCGAGGACATTATCGCCCATTACCGCGCCGAGGCTGAATCCCTGCGCGAGGAATTGGTGCGCGAGCGCGTGGCGCGTGAGGCAGCAGAACGGGCGCAGGACTTGGCGATTAGCGAGGGACTTAAATGGCAGCGGCAATACGCGGAGGCGCGCAAGCAACTGCAAGCGTGGGCTGACGAGGCAGACAAGGAAATGAAGCTGGCCGAACTGCGGAGGAAGGAAGTGGAGGCATACGAACTATGAGCGGGCGGGATGAAATTGTTTTAGGCGCGATCACATTCTCGCCCGCTCTTGCCCCGGAAATCATCGACCGCATGGCCGCGTCGATTGTCGATCTTTTAGTCAAGCTGGCCGATGTCGAGGCCGAACGAGATTTTTACAAGGCAGCAGCAAGCAAGCTCGCCAAAGGGAGGCGAAAGAAATGAGCCGCGCGCAACGCGAGAAGGGAAAGCGCGGTGAAAGGCTTTGGCGAGACGAGCTTCGCGGTTACGGGTTTGCCGCCGAGCGGGCCGGATACAAGCAAGCGCACCTTGGCGCGGGCGGGGCGGATGTGGAGGACAACAGCGGATGGTGGCCCGAAGTGAAATTTGTCGAGTCGCTCAACGTCCGCAAAGCCTACGAGCAAGCGGAGGCAGCTTGTCCGATTGGCGTCCCGCCGTATGTCGCGCACAAGACAAGCGCGAAACCTTGGCTCGCAACGCTGGCAGGATCGGACTTTCTGCGCGTCTTGGCCGAACTGCGCGAGGCCCGCGCAAATATTTTGCAGATGGAGAAGCAACTCAAGGAGGTCGCTGATCCGCCTGCTTAACCCACAACAAAGACGCGCCGAGGGCGGCAACCCTCGACGCGCAATTAGCACATGAACACAGAACCAACTATGAACACAGTGCAGACGATACCCAAAACTATCGCATCTGCCTTTGTCAAGGCGCAGGCCGCTTTTGGCCCCGCTTTGAAAACAAGCGACAACCCGCACTTCCGCTCAAAATACGCAGGACTCGACGCCTGTATTGAGGCGGTAATCGACGCGCTTCACGCCAACGGCATCGCGCTCATGCAGCGCAATGTCCCGTGCGAAAGCGGCGTGTCGGTTGAAACCATCCTGCTTCACACAAGCGGGGAAACGATAAGCGGCGGCATCTTGCACGTTCCGGCCAGCAAGCAGGACGCACAGGGCTACGGCTCCGCGCTGACCTACGCTCGCCGCTACGGGATTCTTACGCTTTGCGGCATAGCCCCGGAAGACGATGACGGCAACGCCGCATCGAGGCCGACAACCTACGCGAAGCCCGCCAAACTCGCACCTCGCGTAATCGACGAGCCGATCAACGTCGAGGAAGACAAACCGCTGACTTTTGATCGACCGAAGGGCGCAAAGCCCCGCAAGCCGATCATCGACGAGGATGAGCGCATCCCGTTCTAACCCACAACGAAACAAGCAAACACAGAACCAACCATGCATAACAAAATCGTAGCAAAAATTGACGTAACCAAGATTGCCAAAGGCGATCTGTTTGAAGGGGCCAAGGGCGTTTATCTCGACGCCGTATTGATCCCGAACAAAGACGGGCAAAGCAAATACGGCGATGACGGATTCATTGTCCAAGGCTTGCCCAAGGAAAAAAGGGACAAAGGCGAGCGCGGGGTAATCCTCGGCAACTGGCGTTTCCTTGCGGGAGGCAATCGCAGCAACCAAGCGGAGGGCGGGGACGATTCCAACGTCCCGTTCTAATCAATGGGTTACATTTTCTGGCACGGCCCACGGCGCGAAGACGACAAGTGGGTGACTTGCTCGGAGTGCAACAGCGCGGGAGTTGATTACTCCCGCGACTGCGAGCCGACAGACCGAGCGCACTTAGGCGGCGAGACTCCCGCAATGGCGTATCGCGGCTATCTACCGACAAACCTTTGCCCCGCTTGTGAGGGAGCAGGGGGGTATTGGCGACCGCAAAGACGGCCTTGGCGCAATCATCGACGCTGGCCGAATGAGGCAGACCGCGAGCGCAACGGCAACGTCATTTCCGAAATTCAATTCTGGCATGACGATAAGAACCGCTGGCTGCCAGTTATTACGCAAGAAATGCGTGAGGGCTATGTCTGCGAGTTTGCTGATGACGTAACTGCGCCCGCAGAGGAGGGCGCACAATGACCGCCGACGAACGTCGAGCCTGTGACGGCCTCGCCCCGGAGGATGACGCGCCGATTGCCTCGCACATGGATTGGCTCAAGGAGCATTGCGAGCGGTTGGCGTGGGAGTTGGAATCGACCAGCCGCGAATTGCAGAACGCAACCGCGAAGCTGCGGGAAATGGGAGGGCGTAAGCAATGACATGGCAACCCGAACTGACGTTTGCGCCTGCCGAGACGCACAAACGTCCGACACAAGCGGGCCGCATCCTGCGCTTTTTGCAGGAGGGTCACCGACTCACCCCGCTTGACGCGCTGGAGCTATTCGGATGCTTCCGTCTGGCTGCGCGCGTCCATGAGTTGCGGCGGGAGGGTTGGGCAATCGTGGAGCGCACGGTCGAGACGGCCAGCGGTAAACGCATCGCGGAGTATTCGCTATGATTTACCTCAACCTCAAAACCTCCACCCTGCGCGCCCCCGAATACATCGGCAGCGAGCCGACCGCGCGGGCAACGTGGCTTAATCTGCTTTGCTACTCATGCGAGCAAGAGAACGGCGGCGTGATCCCCGGTTGCGCGGCGTGGAAGGACAGGCAATGGCAGCAAACCGCTGGCGTGACGCTGGCCGAAGTCCGTGAGGAATCCCCGCTCTGGCAATGGAGCGGGGATGACCTCGCGGTGGCGTTTTACCCCGCTGACAAGGAGCAGGAAGTTAGGCAACGCCGGGAGGCTGGCCGCAGGGGTGGAATGGCCCGAACCCAAGCAAAAACCCAAGCAAGCCGGGACAACGGAGCCAAGCACAACCCAAGCAAAACCCAAGCACAACCCAAGCAAGAACCCAACGGAAAGGAAGGGAAGGATAAGATAAGTAAAGGAAAGGAAGTTGGGAAAACTGTCGCGGAGGTATCCGCGACCAACGACAGCGATTGGTTAAAAGAATTGGCTGAGAATCCCGCTTATCGCGGAATTAATGTTGAAGCCGAGCTTGGCAAAATGACGGCATGGTGCGCGGCCAACGGCAAACAACGCACACGCCGCCGATTCGTGAATTGGCTCAACCGCGCTGAGCGGCCCATCGCCATTACGGCGCAGGGTCACAACGGGCACAACGGACAGCGCAAGCCTGCGAGCGCATGGGAGATCAAGCAAAGCATCGAAGCCGCGCAGAAAGAGGCGTCCCGGCTGGAGGGCGACCCGCAGAACAAGGAGCCGATTGACCCCGAAACGCCGTGGGATCGGCGGCTCAAGCCGAGCGTGGCGGTCAAGGTCAAGGAACTGCGCGTCCGAGCGCAAGAATTGACGGGCAAACTTGCGCTTTTGGGGAAGGAGGCGGCATGAGGTGGCAACCGAAAGAAGAAGGCGACGAGCGCATCAAAACGCTATTCGCTCTGTTGCCGCGTTGGTTGCCCAACAGAAAAGCGTATGCGTGGCTGGAGCGAGTCACCGTTCTGCAACGATACGATTGGTGCGGTTTTACCAAACCCCGCCTGTGTTGGAAGACGATACGGGAGGTGGCGCAATGACCCTTCGCCCCTTCCGTCTGGCAACGATCATGGAGGCCGTCAAGGTTGCCGAGCTTCGCTATCTGGAAGCGCGGGTCGGCGGGATGAACAACGCCACGACCTACCAAAGCGATTTTGTCGAGGTCATGTCACGTGACGTTGGCGGCATCCTTGCCGAGTTGGTGGTCGGGCGGAAGTTCTCCCGCACCTTCCTCCCGGCGGTCAATACGTTCCACAAGCAGGCAGACGTAGGCGAGGACATCGAAGTCCGGTCAACCCCGCACCTTAACGGATCGCTCATCTTGCGGGATAACGACGATCCGGGACGGCGGTATGTGCTGGTCATCTGCGACCCCATGACGGGGTTTGAGGTCAAGGGCTGGTGCTACGGCATCGAAGCCATGACGGACGAGTGGCACATGAAGGGCGAGGGACGCCCGCATTGGCGCTACAAGGGGCCGCTGCGGGCTTTTTCCACGCTGACGCTGGAACGACCCAAGGACGCACCGACCAACGCCGAGACGGCCAGCGCGGAGTATTCGTGGTGAGCCAGACGCTTATACGATGGATCGCAGACAACAACCTTGACCCGCGCCTTGTTATGAACGCGCTGCAAGATCACGGGAAATGCTCCGACCTATGCGTCGAGGTCGAGGACGTAGGCAATGGGGGCGAGTGCCTGCGGTGGTTGTTGGGGCGGGATGTAAGGGAATACCGGAGGGCGGGGAAATGAGGGAGGCATACAGGCAGAGCGGACATAAGTATCTCGGCAGGAATGTCGGGCGGGGAGGGAGGCAATACAGCAAGATCGTGAAGGCGCTGAAGGGCATGGCGACATTCCAGTTGCTTGATGCTGTGGCCCGTGAAGACGCCGCCCGCCGAAAGGCGCTTGTGCAAGGAAACTCTTCCGCTGTTCCAAAAGGGGTAGCACGCGACTCCAGTCATTTTTTGCAGAATTAACCAAAACACCGACAGGTTAACAAAATAGCCCTTATAGACATGAAACCGCCGACCCTAAAACAGATAGGAGATGCCCTTGGTATGTCCGCTCCTGCTGTCCACAAATTCAAAAACAAAGGGATGCCAGTGTCTTCCGTTGAAGAGGCCGCTGCGTGGTATAAGCGCAACGTAGGCCACCGCCGCAAGGAAAGCGCCAAGTTGACCACAGGGCTAACCGAACCGCTGGCAGGTTTTTCTACAGAGGCAACCGAACCGCCGCACGATTCCGCTTCAGAAGAACCTGAATCTCCCGGAGCCTCCCCAGGAAATTCTGGCGCGACGCGCGCGGTCGAGGCCGTAAAGCGGGCGGAGGCCGTAGCCGCCGCCGAAGTTATACCTACCGACTCTGAAAGTTGTCGTGAGGCTTTGAAAGAGGCCAGAGAGCTTCGCAAGTTTGCTCGCCAGATGGTTGCGCGATGCAATCAAAACGGCGACATGGAAATGGCGAGGCGGTGGACGCAGACGCACCAACAACTTCTGGCGCGGCAGGCCGTCTTGGAAAGCCAGTTTCGCAACCTGCTCGACAGGGATGGAGAAACAATGCCGTTCTCTGCCGCCGAGGCCCGTTTCCGCACCGTTCTTCAAGACTTGAAGATGTTGGCAGCCGCCATGCCTTCCGCTCTTGCCGCCAAGGTGAATCCGCAAGACCCACTGCACGCCCAAAAACTTCTTGAAGAATGGCGAGACAAAACGCTGTTCAAATCACTTTATGCAAACAACTAAAACCATCGAAGAATTGGCGACCGACCAACTGGTTCCGTATGCCAAAAACTCACGCAAGCACGACGAGCAACAGGTTGAGGGAATAGCCGCCAGCATCCGAGAGTTCGGCTTCTGCAACCCCGTCTTGATTGACGAAAACAATGGCATCATTGCTGGTCATGGCCGAGTTATGGCCGCGAAGCTGCTGCAACTGCCCACTGTTCCGTGCTTCCGACTGACTCATCTGACTGACACGCAGAAGCGTGCCTACGTGATAGCCGACAACAAACTGCAAGAGGTGTCTGGCTCATGGGACGAGTCGCTGTTGAAAGCCGAGGTCGAAGCCTTGTTGGCCGAGGACTTTGATTTGCAAATCATTGGAATTGGCGAAGACGAAATCAGCGATTTGCTGACCAACGAACCGGAACAGGGCGGTCTTGAGATACCGCGCATGGAATTGCAGCCCTACGAGAAATACGACTACTTGATGTTCTTGTTTGATGATGTGCAGGAATTTGAAAACGCCTGCGAACGCTTCAACATCCAGAAGGTCATGGTGCAATACACCGACAAATGCAAGAAGGTTGGCCTTGGTCGCGTGTTGAAAGGATCGCAACTGCTGGAGGCGCTGGTCAAATGAAGCTGGTTATTCCAAGCAAGGGCAGGTGGGAAACCGTTGGCGACAAAAGCCTCAAGCTGTTTCCCGATGCCTGGTTGTGTGTCGGTGAGTCTGAGGCGCAACGCTACGTTGATGCCACGGGCCACAAAAAAATCATGCCGCACGCCGACGACCTTGTTGGTATTGGGCCGCTCCGCAACTGGATTGTCGAAAACAGCAAAGAGGACACGGTGGTCATGTTGGACGACGACATCGAGTGCGTTTTTGACCAAACCAAATATCACCGCGTCAAGATTGTCGCCCCCTGGCATTGCATGGCGGTGTTGGAGCGAACCGCGATAGCTTCCAAGGATGCTGGCTGCAAATTGTTCGGCTACGCGCAAATGCCCACGCCGCTGAACTACAGGCCGCACAAGCCGTTTAACTTCAACACATGGATGGGCGGGGTTGTTGGCGTTCACGGCAAAACAACCAAATGGGACAACAACCTTTTGTTGCGCGCCGACATTGACGCCTGCCTTAACAGCTTGATGAAAGATCGCGTCCTTTGGAGTGATGGCCGCTATGTTTTTATCCACAAAAGATTTGTGGGTCGGGGGGGCAACAACACCAACCGCACCAACGAACGCCACCGCATCGAGATTGATTACGTCAAGCGGCGTTGGGGTTGTTACATCAAAGAGAAACAGGAGAAAGGCACGATTCGCTTGATCGTTAAGGTGACGCGATGAAGCTGCTCGACTTGCTGGAGCGCAGCTTGCGCGATGTGTTCGCTCCGCTTGACCCGCGCAGCGTTGACGATTGGGCCGAAAACGAGATTGTGTTGTCCCGCCGACAGACCGAAACGCCGGGGCCATATAGCACGTTGCTGACGCCCTACGTCAGAGAGCCGCTGCAAGCCTTTGCTGATCCGCGCGTGACAGACTTGACGCTGTGCTTTGGCTCGCAAACCAGCAAGACCACCACACTAATGATTGGCACTGCTTGGCGCATTGTGAACAACCCTGCGCCGACTATCTGGGTCATGCCGACTGAGCATTTGGCTCGCAGCTTTAGCGAAAATCGTTGGCAACCGATGGTGGACGATTGCTCCAAGTTGGTTGGCATCAAATACAGCAACCGCTTCAAGGTTTTGGAGCAGCAATTTAGAGATTGCACGATGACGTTTGTCGGATCGAACTCCCCGGCAAACCTTGCTTCGCGTCCTGCGGGTCTTTTGATTATGGACGAAACAGACAAGTTTGCTTTGCCGTCGCAGCGCGAGGCAGGGGCGGTGGCGCTGGCGGAAAACCGCACCAAGTCCTACACCAATGCTTTGCGGGTCAAGGCCAGCACGCCGACCACGCAGGAGGGCGAAATTTGGCAGGCGTTCACAGACGGCGACCAAAGATTTTTTTTCGTCCCGTGTCCGCATTGCGGCCACAAGCAGCGGTTGCTTTGGAAGCAGGTCAAATGGGACGAGTCTGCCAAAAGCGATGAAAACAAATGGGACGAGAACGTCATCAAGAAGACGGCGTTCTACGAGTGCGAATCGTGCCAAGGCCGCATTGAAAACGGTCACAAGACGGCAATGCTCCGCAATGGCGAATGGAGGCCAACCAATCCTAATGCCGCACTTGGCAGGCGCAGCTATCACCTCAATTCACTGTATGCCCCTTGGAGGTCGTGTGGCTTTGGCGAGTTGGCCGTGTTGTTTCTTCGCCAAAAGGCATCGCTGCTTGGTCTGCAAGATTTTGTAAATAGTGCCTTGGCCGAGCCGTGGATTGACGATCTTGAAAAAGAACAAAGCAAGCCCGTTGGGGCGTCTGATTATTTGATGGGCGACAGATGGGAAGAGGCGATGGTCACGTTTATGACGGTGGACGTTCAAGATGCCGGGGGTCGCCACTTTTGGGCCGTAATCCGCGATTGGGCTTCTGATGGGCGGAGTAAGGGGCGATGGGCGGGCCGTGTTGAGTCGTGGGACGATCTTGAAAAGCTGCGCGAGGACTACGAAATCCGACCCGCCTGCGTGTTTGTGGACAGCGCGTTCGCTACCCGCGAGGTCTATTTTGCTTGCTGCCGCTTTGGTTGGGTGGCCCTGCGGGGCAGCGACAACGAATCCTTCACTTGGAGCGACAATGGCAGGAAGGTCATGCGCGCCTACAGTCGCCCGGAGCGCGGCGATCCGAGCGGGGGCGGCGGATGGGACACCCGAACTCTTAAACTCCGCACCTGTCCTGTTATCAAATTTGCCAAGCCGACCACTGAAGACATTTTGGCCGCTCTGATGAGGGCCGAACCGCGCACATGGGAATACCCGCGCGATTTTCCTATCGACTGGCATGAACACATCGCCTCAACGGTGAAGCGCAAGCTCCGCAACGCCATCACAGGGGCCGTAACGCACAAGTGGGTTGTTGTTCATTCCAAGCCCAATCACCTACGCGACTGCGAGAATATGCAGGTCTGCGCCGCACTACTTGGCAAGCTATTGGCGGTGCGGCCAGAAGTCCGGTCGCAGCTTGGTGTTGTTAGCAATCAATCGGAATAGCGCAAGGCGTTGTTGCACAGAGTGTTACGCAAAAAAATCTCTTGACAGTTCACAAGGGGGTCTGGCACATTCTAAGCAGAATCAAATTACACCTATGCAACTAAGAACGATACGCGGTTATGTGTTTGGCGAGGTAAGCTCTGCCATGCAAAAAGCAATTCGGCGCGGCGACACGCAGCTTGCCGGATATTGGGCGTTAGAACTGTGGGCCAGTGGGTTTGGCAATTACGTGTGGAAGCGCTTGCTGACTGTCAGTGCGGAAGATTGTTGGGGCATCATCACTGCTGAAGTCAAAGCCCTGCATGACGGTTACGAACTCGTCAATGCTCATCTCAAGGGCAAGCAGGCCAAGGGGCGCATTTTCATTTCTAAAGCTGTGATCTTGCTGTGCGCGGCCAAGAAAAATCGTGACGCCGATCACCTGCAAAACTTTGTCTATGACAAGAACATCGGTATTGACCCCGACACTTTGGCCGACGAGCTACGCAACGCCCCAGAGTATGCGCCGATCCCAGACTATGCTTATGACTGCCACACCAAGCGCGGTCGCATGGCGGGCCGCACCAAGGCCGAGTTTTTCCGCGCCGAGCAAGAAGCCCTCAACCCGCTTCAGCTCGGCCTGTTTGACCACCTCGCAACACACAACCAATGAACACCAAATTCTTGAACGCCGCCACCGAACGGCCCGAACTGCACGAAGCGCAAAACTTTGTCGGCGGCTATGTGCAGCTTGTTGGCTCGCAAATCTATCCGAATACGCAGTTGCTTGTTGATGAAGAAGGGCTCTGCAAAAACTTGCCGATAAACCCGCTTGCCAGCCGTGTTGCCGGATTCATGGTGGTTGGCCCCGCGCTTGTCTTGACGGGCGATGCCCGCTGGTTGCCCGATTGACCGCCTGGCTGGTTGACGTTAGCTGTTATGCGTGGCGCTGACAGCGAATGATCCGACCGTTCCGAACCGAGTGTTCTTGCAGGCCGTTGTGAGCGGCCTGTTTTGTGAAATGTGGTCGTGTTCTGAGCGTTCTGCTGTTGCGCGGCTGCTGGAAGCCGAGCCACCCGATGATCCGATTTTCGCAAATCTGTCAGACCGCGATCTCGATACTTGCCTAAAACAGTCAAAACTCATTTTGGCTGGACGTAAGTAACGCGCCCCCTGTTTTTCGGGGGCTATACCCATACCCTGCGGCCCATTTTACTCTTATGGGCCACCTGTAAGCCGTGAGGTTTTACGGCTGATAAACGATCTCTCAAATTTGAGGGGGCCGTGTCAGAAACCATGCCAAGTTGTTGAGCGACAGCAAGATGGTGAAAAATATGGTGTGCAGATGGCGATAGACAAAATAGCGCAACCTCCTTATTGTAAAGGGGTTATGAGAACACAGAACAAACTGAGCGCATGGATTGCAACAAATCCATCCACTCCTGATCGTCAATCAGCTCTGCGCGCTGCGTCAGAGCTTCGTCGGCGCGGCCACGCTGTTCGAGTCCGCAAAATCAACAACGTCATTGGCACGGGTCGCTGGAGCGCGGTCTGGGTCATTACCAACTCCTGACCATGAAACCTGTCGATATCCTCGCGTCAGCCGTTCGCTTCGGCATTGAGATTGAAACATCAATCCCTGTTGCATCGAACGTGTCGGTTGGTCAATATCATCGCGGTATCTCAGTGCAGTTTGGTCGCCGCGCCAGCGATGGCGCGATGACGGAAGCCCCGCGCTTCTGCCAGACCGATGTTAACGGCGATACCCGCGATGGCGGTGTTTGCTGGTCTGCCGAGCGCGATGGCTCCATCACGCATGGCTCCGGTCGCATGGCCTGTGAGTTTGTCTCTCCGATCCTGCGTGGCGCGGCTGGCGTTCAAAACGTCATTGATTTCGTGGCGTGGCTCAATGGCATTGATGCCCACGTTAACGATTCTTGCGGCGTCCATGTGACCGTCAGCGTGGACAGCATACTTGAACGCTGCGGTGGCACCCCGCCGACCCCAGCGACATTGCAACAGATGCGCGCCGACTTCGCGCAGAAGTTGGCCCACATTGCGCAGTGGCACTCGCGCGCCATATACGGACAGACTGGCACTGGCCGTCACGAAAACAATTACAGCCGCCAGTTTCACTCGACTGTTGCGATTCACGCTCGCGCGATGGTGCGCAACCCCGACCTGTCTGCCAAGACGGCTGCGGCCAATGCGTGTGGTCGCGGCATGGTCAACTTCAACAAGCTGTTCAGCCACGGCGTTGTGGAGTTCCGCGCCTTTGCTGGCACGTTGAACATCCACAAGATTCTTCACCACATCGCCACCGCGATTGGCCTGTGCCGCCGCGCTCATGAGGTGAAGTTGCTTGGCGCGTTCACCAAAAACAAAGTGCAGCAACGCCGCACTGCCACCGCCACTGATGCACTGCTGTTCATGCATGAGTATCTCGGATGGCGCGGAAGTAAACGTCCGTATGCGCTTGGCCTGTTTGGGCCGCTGCACACGCAATTTAGGTCGTATCGCAAAACTGCGCTGCAGATGTGCGCGAAGTTTGATGCGCGATACCCGACCGCAAATCTTTGAGCGGTATGTGCCGCTCAATGCAACGAACACAGAACACAGAAAGGAACATAATTGTATGTGCGTAATACTGGTAAGCCCCGCAAATGCGCGGCCCGATAGAAAGTTAATCAATGCGTGTCACGCAGCCAACCCGCATGGCGCGGGCGTGGCGTGGCGCGAAGGCAAAGAAGTCCACTGGATGAAGAACCTGTCGCCCGATGAGGTCGAGACACTTGTCGATCAGATTGCTGGCGAGTGCGTGATTCACTTCCGCTGGGCGAGTGTGGGCAAGGTCTGTCCCGAACTCTGCCATCCGTTTCCGGTGGATCGCACTGCGTCCACCCGACTGAGCGGCAGCGCACAGCGCGTGTTGTTTCATAATGGCACGTGGTCTGGCTGGCAGGCCGCGCTTGAGTATGTCGAGGACAAGCAGGAGCGCAAAATTGGAGGGCCGATGAGCGACACCCGCGCCGTTGCCCTGTTGGTTGCTCAGATGAGCGATCCTAACACCCTCAAGCATATTGCGGGACGGTTCGTCCTGTTCTCGGCCCTAAGCACCAAACTGTATGGCGATTGGCGCAGCTATCGCGGTATGCGCGTGTCCAACCTCAACTTTATGTATGAGTTGGAGCGCGACGCCCGCGACTACGCCGAGCCGGAACTCAACTTGGAGGACTGACCTATGCGTAGCTACAAGATTGTTGCAAGCAGAGGCGACCAAGTTGTGTTTGATGACCGGATACAGGCCGCCACCCCCCGCGATGCTCGGCGTGAGCTTAAACGCGCCCTCAACGTGGATTCTCTTACGGGCATTGTGTATGCCATTACGGAGATTCCGGTGGAACTGATCCGCGCCATCGTGCGCGATGAGATGTCTCGCAAGCACGATGCTCGCGTTGAGCGAGGCAAGCGCCGTAGCGAGGCTATTGCCGCCGTCGAGAAGGCGTCACCTGTAGAAAGTCACAACCCCGCAGACGGCGAGGTGCCGCCTGCCGAACTAAAACCCATCCTGCGGCGCACCCGCCGCACGGATTCCAAAAAGGAGGACAAGTAACCATGCCAAACGATAACGAAATGATGATGGGCGACGAACAGATGCCAGCGGAAGATCACCGCAATCCTCGTCGCAGGTCGCGCGACCGCGAGCCGCAGCCTAATGAAGTCGGCGTTCATGTTGTGCCAGCAGCACATCACGCGCTCGATCTGTTGGTGTTGCAGGATGAGGTGCGCGCAGAGATAGCAACAGCCGTCCGCAGCGTAGTGATGGCCGACCAGTTGGAGGCCGCTTGGAAGCTGAGCCAGATCCGCCCGATGCAGGGGCGGTGCGTGATCAACTTCTACGGCCCATCGGGGACAGGCAAGACCCGCGCTGCGCTTGGCATTGCGTTGCAGCTTGGCAAGCCGCTGTATCAAGTCGATTACAGCGCGATTGTCAGCAAATACCTTGGCGACACCGCCAAGCACATTGTGCTGGCGTTCAAGCAAGCCAAGGAGGCTGGCGCGGTGCTGTTCTTCGACGAGGCCGACTCGCTCTTGAGCCGTCGTGTTGCCACCGGAGAAAGCTGCTCGACCTCGATCAACCAGAACCGCAACACGCTCATGCAGGAACTTGATCGTTTTGACGGCGTGGTGATTATGACCACCAACCTGTTTGGCAATTACGACGAGGCCATGCTGCGCCGTATTGCGCGGCACGTTGAGTTCAAGTTGCCCGATGAGTCGATGCGCCAACGTCTGTTCCGGCTGCACCTCCCCAACCCCGAACGCACGCCTGCCGATTTGACCAGCGCGGCTCGCGCGGCAACGGGCTTGTCCGGTGGCGACATATTAAACGTGTGTTTGAACGCAATGGAGGCCGCCTCGACCGATCCCGACCCCGCCAACTGGCGCGTGACGGACGATTTGTTGATGGCCCACGTTCGCAAAGTGAAGTCGGCCAAGTCTGCCCATTCGGGGCAGGACAGGCTGCCCGCACCGACCGGACTTAATTAGGGTCACAAAGCAGCCGCAGGGCGTGGGGCTACCCACATACCCTGCGGCTGTTTCTGCGTTTAATTACGGCTGATAAACGGCCCAAAAACTACGCTCTTAAAGCCCCTTCTTACGGGCTTTTTGATAGGGCGGGGCTACCCACATACCCTGATAGGCCCAAAACGGCCAATTTCGGCTGATAAAGGGGCCAAAAGCGGCTGCCCAACATAGCCCAAGACGGCCTTTTGACGCAGGCCGGATTGTATGGTCGTTGTTACGGGCTGCGCTGGGTTTGTTGGATTTCATGTTTCTCTGGCCTTGATGCGGCTGGGTGAAGCCGTCTTGGGCATTGATAATTTGTCCGACTACTACAGCGTTGATTTGAAGCGATGGCGGTTGCGCCACTTGCAAACCAATTCGGCGTTTATCTTTTATGAGTGCGACATTGCCAATCAGCTTGCACTGCAGCGTTGCGCTTTTTTGAAACAGACTAAATCGTGCATTCATTTGGCCGCACAGGCTGGCGTGCGGCACAGCGTTAGAAATCCACAAAGCCACGTTGTAAACAATGTGCTTGGCACGACAAACATTCTTGAAGCGGCCCGAACCTACCGCTGGCGAGGCCTTGTTGTTGCCTCAACTTCTTCCGTGTATGCCAATCAGCCGCCGCCGTTCCGAGAAGACATTGTTGATCTGCGCCCAATTTCACCATACTCCGCTTCAAAGCTCTGTTGTGAAGTGATGGTTGATGCCTGGCGGCGCACGCACGACATTCCTGCAAGCGTTGTGCGGTTTTTTACAGTGTATGGCCCCGCTGGCAGACCCGATATGAGCGTTTTTAGATTTATTGAAAACACTATTACGGGGCGCAAAATAATCGTGTATGGCGACGGCAACCAGCGCCGAGATTTCACTTACGTCGATGATATTGTTGCAGGAGTGTTGGCCGCTCATGCGAATCCATCTGTCGGTATAGTCAATCTTGGCGGAGAGCGGTGTTATCCGTTGAGCGTTCTTATTGATATTATTCAGCGGAGCGTTGGCAAGCGGTCGGAAGTTTTGCACTTGGATGCCGTTTCTTGCGATATGCAGGAAACATTAGCTAACACCACCAAAGCTGCTGATTTGCTCGCATGGAAAGCACAAACTGGCCTTGCGGAGGGCATTAAAAAAACTGTGGAGTGGCACATTTGCAACAGGAATGTCTTGCAATCCATTATTGATTGTGCATAGTCCAAAGCATGAACGGTTTCTTTGATGCGTGGAGCAGTGATAACCCACGCCTCTCCTTTTTCAGATCCCGCTGATTACAACGAAGCATCCTGCGGCCCCGAACTGCCGCACGATACTGCGGAGGATTTATTTTTAGACGCACGCTGTCGCGTAGCCGCTCCCGCGCAGCTTGCGTCTTTCCGCGCCTTGCTGGATTGGTGGTCGCTGGAAGTCTTCAAGGAGTTCTGGAAGGACTACGAAGCGCAGGAAGGCGGGGGTCAAGCCTCGCGCACCTTTGGCGATGAGGCGGCGATCCGTCTCCTGCAAGCGTTGACCAACTCGCAGACCCGGCAGACTGCGATGAAGGCGGAATGTTACTTGGCGGTAATCAACCGCAAGCCCGAGTCGCAGACCGAGATTGCCCGGAAATACGGCGTGACCAGAGCGGCAGTCTCCAAGGTCATCGTTTCGATCAAGGACGATCTCGACCTCCCCACCGCACGGCACATGAAGTCTGACACCGCCCGCGAATCATATCGAACCCGCGCCCTGCGGGTTCACCAAATACGAAAAGAAAAATTATGCAAACAACCGAACTCCAACTCATACAACCGTCTCTCGACCTTGCGCTCTGCATTGATGCAGACACTTGTGCCGCAGAGCTAAAACGCTGCGCCGACGAAGCCGACCGCTGCGCGGCCCTTGCCCAAGCCGGGGCCGAGCTTGCTATCCGTCACGCATGGAACGCGGGGGCCGTCTGCCTCAAGGCAAAGGAAGTCGTGCCGCACGGCGAGTTTCAAGAATGGCTTGAGGCTAACGCTGGTGAGCGCGGTATCCGCACTCTGCAAAAATGGATGAAGCTCGCAAAAACGAATCTGGATTCGCTTTTGAACGAGAACCCGAAGGGGCTGAATGACGCTTACCGAATCACGGGCATCCTGCCCGAACCGGAGCCGAAGGCCGAAGGCGGGGAGGGGGAGAAAGATCGCCCGCCATTCACGCTCTCGTTCAAGACGCAATACCGCTTGCCCTCCGAGTGGCAACGAGACGCGGCCCGCGACTTCCTCTACGAGTTCGACCGCTTGGCGAAACTGGCAATGCAACTCAAGACGGAGTTTGGCTTGTGAACGACCAATCGCGCGGGAGCATGGCAATCCCGATCTTCCTGTTTTGCTTTGCCGCTCTTGGCTTTGTCTGGTCAGTCGAGGCCACGGCGAAAGTGCTGATGCGCCTGCTTGGCCTTTGACAGTTTGGCAAAAGCATGGCGCGTTCCGACTTTTACGGCTTACCAACCGCGACTCTTACCGAGTTGCGCGACGAGTATGTCGCCGCCATCAAAGCGATTGCTACCAATGGCGTTTCGTATTCCATCGGCGGGCGCAGCCTGTCCCGCGCCAATCTGACCGAGATGCGGAACACGCTTGGCGACATTACCGCCGCCCTCGACCGCGCTTCCGGTAGCCGCCGCCGCACTCTCTACGCCGACTTCTCTGGCGTCCGTTCCTAATGAACCTTGTTGACCAGACCATCGCCCTGTTTAGCCCCCGCGCGGCCCTGCGTCGGGAGGTTGCGCGGCAGAAGCTAACGGCCTTCTCGCGCTTCGACGCGGCCAAGATCACCCGCGCCCGCCCGCAGGCGCGGATGAATATGCCCGCCGAGCAGATCGGGGGAACGACCGAGCGCATCCGGTTAATGAACCGCGCCCGCGACTTGGACGATAACTTCTCCACCGTTCGCGCGATCCTCACTCATTTCGTCATTCACACGGCAGGCACGCTTTCTTACCAAGCCCGCACGGGCGACACAGCCCTCGACCAAGATGTTGAGGCGTATCTGAATCAGTGGTTCGCCAACTGCGACTTGACTGGACGCCATTCGCTCCTTTGCCTTACGCAACTGGTCTTTCGCGCCGTGCTGGTCGATGGCGATTGCGGCGTGATCCTTGTCCGCGACGGAGATGACCTCAAACTTCAGACCGTGACTGCCGACCGGATCGGGCGGGACATTGACCTCGACCTTAACGACACGGCCTACATCGGCGGGGTGCAGATCGACCCGCGCGGGCGTCCGTTAAAATATCGCGTCTATGAGCGCGACCGCTCCGGGCGTTACTTGAACTTTGAGGAAATCGACGCGGAGAACTTCTGCCACATCGCCAACTTCACCCGCCCCGACGAATACCGGGGCCGCTCGGTTCTTGCCCCGATGCTTGATGACGCGCAGGACGTAGCCGACTTGATCGAATACGAAAAGCTCGCTGCGCGTTGGGCCTCGTCACAGGCGGGCGTAGTGAAGACCGAGTATGGCGCAGACGAGGAACTTGCTTCCGTGCTGCGCGGGGAGAAAGACCAGTTTGGCAACGAGATCAAGCTGACCGCGCTGGAGCCGGGGCGCATTAACTATCTGAATACGGGCGAGTCGATGGAAGTGTTTGCCAATAGCAATCGCCCTGCACAAGCGTTTGCCAACTTTGTGCAATACCTGGAGAACCGAATGTGCCGCGCCCTTGGCACCTCGGCTCGCGTCATTCTTGATCGCCAAAGCGCCGGGCCAGAGTCGCGCAAAGACTTGCGGCAAGCTGAACGCACGTTTGATTACTGGCGCTACCAGCTTGAAGCGCAATTCTTGAACAAAGTTGTGCGCCTTGCCTTGATGGACGCTGCCGCCAAGCGACTCCTGCCGAACCGCCCCGAAGTCACGCTCGGCCAATGGCAATGGCCGGGGTCGGTCAGCATCGACGCGGGCCGCGATGCTCGCGCCGACATTGAACTTTGGCGCATGGGTCTGGCAACCGCCGCCGAACTCTACGGCGAGGCGGGCCACGATTGGCAGGCCAGCATGAGGCAGCGCGCCAAAGAGGCGGCGTATATCCGCGAGCTTGCGGAAGAAATGAATGTAACTCCCGCCGAGATTAGCGGAGGCATTGAGTCCGTTGCCACCGATCCGAACCGCGCGCCTGTTGAAGCCCCCGCGCCCCCGCCACAAGCGCAAGAGTCAGAACTTTCCAGCAAACCACAGCGCAAACCAGCGCAACGCCGGAAGAAAACTTAACGGGGGCGATTGCTTCGACCGACTCTGCGGAGTCTGGCATGGGGGTGAAAACCCCCCGCCTCCACCTTTTGACAGATTGCGTCTTGCATGACCAAGACCGACTTCGCTGTTCTGCAAGGACAGATCGACGCGCAGGCTGCGACCATTTCTGACGTTAGCGTTATTACGGTTGGCGAAGCCAAAGGCCACGGCTTGATGATTGACGAGCAGACGCTGGTCGAAGTGAAGGCCGCTGCCGAGACTTACGCGGGTGGGTTGAAGGTGAAGACGGATCACTACACCGGATTCAACGAAATCGTTGGCACACTGAAGAACTTCCGCATCGACGGCGATCAGCTACGCGCCGACTTGTTCCTGCTCAAGAATCACGATGCGACCGCTCGCATCTTGGAGATGGCCGAGCTTATGCCCGACACGTTCGGTCTTTCGATCTCGTTCACGGGCGAACACGAAGAGAGCGACAACGATATTGTCTTTGCCCGCTGCACGGAGATTTACAGCGCCGATTTGGTTGATGCTCCTGCTGCGAATCCCACGGGGCTGTTTAGCGTTAAGGTTGACAGCGAGAAAAAGGCTATGGACGAAAAGCAATTTGCCGAAGCCCTCTCCGCTGCCCTCGCGCCGATCAACGACAAGTTGAGCGCGTTTGAGGCTTTCATGACTGAGGCCACCACCAAGTTTGCCGCGCTGGAATACAAGCCGGAAGACGAGGAAGCCCCGAAGATGGAAGACGGCGAAATGCCCGCTTCCGAAGACGAGGAGAAAGAAGACATGAGCGCCAAGCTCGCCGCCGAACTCGCGGAGATCAAATCGCTCGTCACCAATTTCGGCGCAAAGCCCGTGGCCGTTGCGGTTCCCGTCGAGGCCAAGACCGAAGAGGTCAAAGAGCCGACCAACTTCTCCGAAGCCCTTGAAGTCGTAAAGGCCGAAGGTCTTTCCGGTTCCGCCGCTACGAAGGCTGTCATTGCCCGCTACCCTGAACTTTTCCTCGCTGCCCGTAACAGCGGCATCCGCACTCTCTAACTAACTAACTCCTATGGCATCCCAAGTTGATTCAACTAACCGCTCCTTCGTCGCCAACGCGGCGATCAGCGCCTTCCGCCTCGTCAAGCTTCACACGACCGAGAACGAAGTTGTCGCCGCCACCAACGGTGCGGCTATCGGGTTCACCCAAGATGACGCTTCGGCGGCTCAAGTGGTGGGCGTCAAACTTTTCCACCCGACCTATCTGGCGACCGTTTCGGGCGCTGGCGTTGCGGCTGGCTCGGCGGTTCATGCGGTTGCCGCTGGCACCGTGGCCTCGGCTGGCGGCGTGACTGTCGGCTTTGCCATCAATGCTGGCACGACCAACGACATCATCGAAGTCGCGGTTCCCGTCAAGAGCTTCTAACAACTAACGACCTACCACTATGGCTTACACTAACTCCAACGCTCTGCCCCGCGCGGAAATCTCGCAAGCGGTTTTTGAGGCGCAGTCTAATTCCGCCTCCCTCCCGTTCATCGGCCTTGATGTGCTTCCGGTCTATTCGGTTGCTGCTCGCTCCGGTGAATACCTCAAAATCGAACTCGGCGGCGGCGAAGCCTACAATGTCGATGCGCTCAAGACCGATCCCGGTGCGGCTCGCTCGCGCGTCACCCGCCGCTTCACCAGCGACACCTACGCCACGACCAGCTACGAACTCGAAGAGCTTCTGCCCGACGAGACTGCCGCTGACCTTGGCCGCTACTTCGACGTTGAAGTTTCCAGCGCAGCGTTCCTCAACAACAGCTTGCTCATCTCGCATGAGCAGCGCGTTGCCGACCTCGTTTTCGGTTCCAGCATCAGCGCGATCAGCGCCAATGCCGCTTACACCGCTGGCAGCATCGACACCCTCGATATCGCCAAGGACGTTGACGATGCGATGACGGAACTCGCCAAGAAGAACGTGATTGCCGACACGGTGATCCTTTCTCTCCCGGTGTTCAACCGCATCCGCCGCACGACCAAGTTGCTCAACAACCTTTTCGGCCCGGTGAAAAACTCGGCGCAGGTTCGCCCTGCTTCCGCCGAGGAAGTTGCCGCCGCCCTCAACGTGTCTCGCGTCCTCATCGGTCGCGCTGCCCGTAACGGTGCGAAGAAAGGTCAGAGCTATTCCGGCTCCTTCATCTGGGGCAACTCCAAGGTTGTCGTCGCCAAGCTCGGCGCTGGTGAGTTCACCGCTGGCGGTTTGGGCCGCACCCTCCTCTGGAGCGAAGACAGCCCGACCCCGCTGGTCACCGAGACTTACCGTGACGAAGCCCGCCGCAGCAACGTCATCCGCGCTCGCCACAACACGGCTGAGAAGCTGATCGACACTTCCTGCGCCATCGGCATCGACACCAGCTACGCCTAAACGACTGTTCTGTGTGTTCACTAAGACCCCGCCCGAAAGGGCGGGGTTTTTCGTTTGATTGACAGTCTGCCACGGGGCAGATGCAAATTCAGTCGAAGGTCGCCGTGTGCCTTATATGCGGCAATGAGGAGGCCATTATTGGCCGCGCTTTAGACAGCGCCTTCACCGTCAGCGACACCGTTATTGTCGTGCGTGCTATCGGGGGCCAGAAGCCCGACAAATCGCTCCAGATTGCCCGTGAGCGCGGTTGCATTGTCGGGGAATACCACAATAGCCCTGCCACCGCATCGTGGCCTTTCGTGGACGATTTCGCCGCCGCCCGCAACGAAGCCTTCCGGTTAGCCGCAGTAACGCCCGCCGAGTGGTTCATGTGGATGGATTGCGACGATACCCTGCCCGAAGGGATGGGTGAGACGATCAAGCAAGCCTGCACCGATACCAAAGAGGATTGGATTCTGGCCGAGTATGAGTTGCCGCAGCATTGCAAGTCCGTCCTGCGCGAGCGCCTATTCCGTCGCGGCACGGCGGCATGGTTCAACGGCGTCCATGAAAAGTGCATCCCGGTCACGGAGGACAAAGACAAGGACACCCTGCAAGTGCGCGTCCGCAAGGACATCCGCATTGTTCACCAACCCCTCGACGCCAAGACCGGATCACAGGAACGCAACCTCAACATCCTGCTCTGGCGCTATCAAGAGACGCAGCACATCGCCTTTTATCTGCACTACGAGTTCTTCCTGCTCGGCAAGCGCGAGGAGGCGGTCAAATACGGCTTGCAAGCCCTGCGCCTCGACAATCTCGACGGCGTTTATCGCTACGAGGTCTTGCTGAACCTCGCCATGATGGCCGAGAAAAACGAACACGGGCAGGATTTGCTGCAACGCGCGATCAAGCTATGTGACTCCCGGCGCGAGGCATATCACTTGCTCGCCCTCTTGCAAATGGACGCGGGGCAGACCGCCGAAGCGGTCAAGACTGCCGAGCATTGCCTCACCATCAAGGAGCCGAAGATTTACGAATGGACGCACCGCCCCGACATCTACGGATGGAAGGGTCTTGCGACTCTTGCTTGGGCGCATCGCGCTAATGGCGACGAGGACAAGGCTGCGGAGATCGAAGAGAAGATGCTGGAAGACGGCGGCAAGCCCCGCATTTCCCTATTGCACGCCACCCGTGGCCGCTGGTCGCAAGCAATACAGACAATGAATCTGTGGGTGTCCCGCGCCACAAACCCGATGGCCGTAGAGCATATTTTCGCCATAGACGAGGATGACGAGGAAGCCAACGAAAAGCTGGCGCGGTTCCGGGGTGTAATGTCTCACAGCAGTTGCTCGGTAGGGGCGTGGAATGCTGCCGCCGATCATGCTTCTGGCGATGTGCTGATCCAGATTGCCGATGATTTTGAACCTCCGGTCGGTTGGGATCGCCTCATTGTGGATGCGTTAGGCGGCGACATTTTCGCACCTAAAGTGCTGCGCGTTTCGGACGGCAATCGCACGGACGGGTTAATCACTTGCGCCATCGTCACTCGCCGCTGGCACGACATTCACGGACTGTTCCACGGGGAATATCGCAACGTCTATTCCGACAACGATCTGACCGCAACCGCGACCAAGGCCGGGGCAATCATCGAAGCCCCGCAAATCGTCATCCGCCACCATCATCCGTTCTTTAACGACAAGGTGAAGATGGACGCGACTTATGAGCGCGGCAATGACCCCGCCGAATACGAAAGAGCAAAGGCAATCTTTCAAGCCCGCCACCCATGAGCTATTCACAGAACAACGAAGAAGCGGTCTTGCTCGAAAACTTTGGCGACAAGGCAGACGGCACATTTTTGGAGATCGGCGCATTTCATCCGACCCGCCACTCCAACACTCGCGCGCTGATTGAGCGCGGCTGGTCTGGCGTCATGGTCGAGATGTCGCCCTACGCGCTGGTCGATCTGATCGAAGCCTACAAGGACAACCCGCGCATTCGCATTGTTGCCGGGGCCGTGACGATTAACGCGCAACCGCCCACATCGGTATGGCTGATGCCAAAGGATGCGGACAATGACGGCGCGATTAGCACCACCGAGACATGGCATCGGGATAAATGGGCGGGGCGCGTGAGCGGAAAGCACATTGCCATGACCGCCGCGACGATCAGCATGACCGAACTCATGTGGCTGCTGCCTCCGCAAATCGACCTCGTGAGCATCGACACCGAAGGAACCAGCGCGCAAATCGCCAGCGCATTCGACTTTGACCGCTTCGGAGTCAAGGCCGTAGTTCTGGAGCATGACGGCGCGCAAGAGATTGCAATGCCCGCCTCCTTCCGGGTCGCCGCGATGAACGCCGAAAACGTGATTTTCCTACGATGAAGCGCGCACCGACACCCGATCTGTCCGTCCTCATCCCGACCATCACCGAACGGGAGGCCGAGGCAAATGTCCTCTACCGCTCGCTGGAGAAGCGCGTTGCGGGCCGGGATGTCGAGATCCTCATGCTGCGGGAAAACCTCTTGTGCGGCATCGGGGAGGCCCGCAACAAGCTCCTGCGCGCAGCGGGCGGGAAATATATCACGTTCCTCGATGACGATGATGCGCTGCTCGACGGATACTTTACCCTCGTTCTTTCCGCAATCGCGGAGGATGCAGACGTAATCACCTACGACCAGCACGCCGTTGTGGACGGAGCCGAAGGTCAAATCACTTGCTTCCTCGGGGCGCAGCTTCAAGCCTTCCGCCCCGGTGGAGTAGCGACCCGACCTCCGTGGTTCTGGTGCGCGTGGCGGCGGGAGTTAGCTTGCGCTTACGCCGTTCCGCAAGTTCGTCGCAACGAGGATGTTCTTTGGCTGCGGCATCTTTGGGCCGAGGCCGAGACGGAGACGCACATCGACCAAGTGCTGCACCGCTACCAGTTCGATTCGGCCAAGACTACTCTGCAAAAGCCCAACGCATGAAGGGGCATGAAGTGTTCTTTTAACTTTTTGGTTTGCCGCGCCCTGCACAAATCTCGCACCCGTCAGCTTTGGGACACGACTTGCGCCATGCTGAAGCGAGATCATCCGGACTGCTCGGTGACTCTGCTCGGCGGCTTTGACCCTGTGGACGAGATCCCTGTCGTTCGGGTTTGCGACTCCGACGATTACGATTCCTGCCACGATAAGGTGTGGTCTGTGCTTCAACGCAACACAGGCGAGGAAGCCGAGTGGTTTATCATTGCGGACGATGACACATGGTTCAACCTCCCGAATCTGGCATCCATTCTTGCGGTCTTGCCGCAACAAGAAGCGGTGATCTGCGGACACATCGGACCCGCGCCTGTGGGAAACAAGGTCATTCTGCACGCGCACGGCGGCTGCGGGATAATTGTCTCTGCTTTGGCCCTGCGAGCATTGCGCTCTGTGTCTATGCCTTGGCCTCGGCACACAATGTTTAGTGACGTTACCCTTGCGATTTTGGCCAATATGGCTGCAATCCGCTGGTGCAGCATTGTGAATATGCACGGCCCCGGGGCACCTATCGACAAGATTGATTTGAGGGACACGGTATCCGTTCACGTAAAGGATCGGGTCAGTTTTAGTAGGCTATACGAAGCCTTGACAGTGTAGCCGTAGCATGGCCCTCGACACGGCGCGGCTCGCTACCGAACTCGACAGCATCATTGCGGACTTGCCCGCAACGGTGACTTTCGGTTCGTCCACGTTTAGCGCGGCGGTCACACAGGGAACGGTCGGCAGCGACATTGCCGAAGGCGGCTTTATGCCCTCCCGCGACATTGGCCTGCACGTGAAGTCCACGACAGACACGCGCGCGGTCAAGGTCGGAAGCAAGCTGACAGTCCTGTCGGCGGGCGTCACTAAGACCTACCGCGTTATCAGCATTGAACGCGCCCAAGATGGGCAAGAACTCATATTCTCATGCCAGAGTCCGTCCCGCTAAGTTATCAGTCGATCAAACGCCGTGCGCCGGAACCTTTGGAGGAGGCGGTCGAGAAATGCGTGGCCGACACGTTTAGCTTTACTCTGCGCGGCTACGGCATGGCAGGCGTTACCGTGGCGCGCGGCGATAGCGGCGACGATCTTGAACTGCCCGCCATCGTCATCCGCGCGGCCCGCCTGCGCGAGTCGATCCCGACTGGGGATGTTTACGAAGTCGAGGTCACAGTTAGTCAGCTAACCCTCGCGGATCAAGACGAAGAGCAGTGCGACAAACCGCCGCAGGAATTTACCGATCAGCTTTGGTCGGCTTGCGTGGCCTTAATCGAAGACCCACAACTGCTGGCCGTCTTGCAAGGCTCTCGCGCCTCGGTCACTTGGCACGGCTTGGTTCGCCAAGGGTCGATGGAGTTTAGCCGTCAAGAGCGTCACTCCGTCCGCAGCTACCGATTTAGCGTCCACGTTTCGCGTCTGGTGTAACGGTTGACAGGCAGCGGGAGGTATGCCCGCGATCACCATTACCTCTTCCTCGTCTGCCGCCGTTGTTTTCGGCTGCACAGCGGAAACTGGCATTATCATCAATTCTTTCACCCGCACGACTTCACGCGAAAAGGTCGAACTGACCAACGATCAAGGCGATGTCGTGGCCGTCTCTTACTACAAGCCGATGGCGGCAATCACCATCGAAGGCGTTGCCAATGGATTGACTACGGGCCTCGGCCTCGCGGCCCCCGGTGTGGCGCTCACGATCAACAACACAACCAGCGCCAACGGCATTACTTCAGGCTCGGTCTTGGTCAACAGCACGACCCGCTCGCAAACGAGCGAAGCCTTTGCGGCTTTCTCGGTCGATGCCAGCCAATACCCGCTGATCACCGGATAACCTTCCCTCTAACGCGCCACGGCGGGCGCGAAATCCCGCCGTCCAAAATAACAAATGACTACTGACACGGAAAAAGGCGGCGAAGTATTCGTCACAACCTCCACGCGCCTCGCCACGGCGCTCCTCTCTTTGGGCGAAACCCTGCAACGCCCGCCTTGCACGCGCCAAGTTCGCCGCGATGGCAGCACAGTAGTCACCTTTCTCTTTGAACCGGGGAACTGCGGCAAGCACGCCGTGCAATGGTTTAAGATCGAAGAGCAAGATCCCGGCACCGACACGCCCGCCGACTTACAAAACCGCATCACTTGGCTGCGCGAGTTGAGCGAAGAACCCGATCCGGTCAAGACGGCTTACATCAACGCCGCGTGGCGCGACATTGCCTTGATGATCGTGAAGGCCACGCCCCGCATGGTCGCTATCCACGGCGCGGGGATGATGGGCTTTGTGCGCGAAGACGCATCCAAAGAAGAAATCCGACAAATCCAAAGACAACTATGAGCAACGAAATCCTAACCGACGAAGAAGTGCTGGAAAGCATTGCGCCCCGCGAGGCCATGCTGACGCGCGCAACCGCCCCCGGCAGTCGCCGCCTTGGCGAATTGATGCTGCGCCCGCTAACCAGCGAAACGCTGACTTACCTGTGGCATACGAAGAACTTTTTCTTGGGCGGCGGGACAGGGGATACCGTAGTCAGCGCCAACCCGATGTGGTCAACCGCCGAGTTTATTTACATCCACGCCGCCGATATTGATGAAGTGGCGAGCGTTATTTGGGATAGCGCCCTGCTCAAACAGAGGGTCAGCGAATTTCTGCGCGGGCCGTTGAGCGACCCGCAACTGATGACCCAAGGGCTTGAGGTTATTACAGAAATGCTCAACGAGCATAAGGCCGCACAAAATCAATCTGCCGCTGCGTCGAAGCACGCCCCAATCGTCCCTTCGCCGGGAAAAAAGCCAGCCCGTGCTGGCAAGCGACTTACATAGGTCTGCTCGCAAGTCACACGGGCTGGAGCTACGATCACATTCACCGCCGCCTGCCGATCGCCTTGGGGTTGCAAATCATCCTCCTCCACGATCTGCGCGAGGGGCGGAACATGGTGTGGTCTTGCGACTTGGACGGAGAGGACGAGTCGGGGGTGGACATCTTCGATCAGATGCAATCCACGCTTGCCAAAGCCCGATGAAGATCACCGCTCACGTTGATACCAGCGACCTCCGCTCCCGGATGGCGGAATATGCGCGCATCGTCGGCAAGGATGTGAACGTGCAACTTCGCCGCCACGCGCGCCTTGCCTGCGTCGAGCTTGCCAATACCACACAACCCTTCGGCAAAGACAAATCTGCCCGCGAGCTTGGCGAGAAGGCTGTCGAGGTGGATATCAGCAAGGTTTTCTACACGCCGCAGAGCGAGGGCTATCCGGCGCGCTTGGAGGAAATTGCCAAGCGGTCTTATATCTATCGCCAGAACATGAGCAAAAAACGCTTTGGCGAGTCGCGTTTTAATGCTGAAAAAGCCACTCAAAAATTCAGCGATCGCGTGCGCGGATATGTAGCATCCAACAACACCCGCGCGCTAAAGAAGCTCGCCAAAGACTTCAACTGGCAAGGTGTGGTTAGTGAACCCGATCCCGCGATTCACCAAGCTGCGCGCGGAGGCTCGCGGATGAAAGTCCGCAAGCAGCGCGGCAATATGCACTTGATCTTGGGCGGTCGCAAAGGGGCGCTGCAAACCTACATCAACAAGGTTAAGAAGCGGGTCGGCATGGCTAAAGCGGGTTGGGCTGTCTGTGCCGATCGCATCCCCGACACCGGACTTGCCAGCGGCGGAACGCGCGGCATCCCGCAATGGGTCACGCGGAACAAAGGAGCGACCGCCCCGCAGAAAAGCCGCGTCGATGCCTCAACGACCTACGGCCAACACAGCAACCCGCGCGTGGTAATGACCAACGCCGTGCCGTGGACGAGCCAGAACCTTGCCCCCTCCGCTGCCAACACTGCTTTGCAAATCGCCCGTGGCAAGTTCCTCAAGATGATGAATATCCAGATCCGCTACGTCCTGCGTCAACAGGCAAGGTTGAGAGCGGGCTGAATGGTAAATGGCTGACGTAACATCAACATTTGCGGCAAAGGATGTCGGGTTCACTTCTACAGTGAACCGGATGCAGCGCAGCTTGGCGGGGTTTCAGAATGGCATTGGCGCTTTCGCCGTCAAAGCAGCGGGGCTTGTCACTGCTTTCGTTGGCGTTCAACAGTCCTTTGCCGCTTTCAATAAGGCGTTGAGTATGGGCGGGCAGTTAGATGACCTATCCAAGACAACTGGAGCCTCGGCAGGCGAACTGCTTTTGCTGCAAAAAGCCTTTGAGTTGGCGGGCTCATCGGCGGATGCGGTTGGCCCCGCGATTGCGCGCCTCAATAGGTTTATGGTTGAAGCCAAGAGCGGAGGCACGGCGCAGATTGAAACGATGAACAAGCTCGGCTTGTCCTATGAGCAGCTTAAAAGCCTCACGCCGACCGATCAGATGCGATTGCTTGCCAAAAGTATTATGGCCCTACCGACACCAGCGGAGCGCACGGCGGCAGCAATGGATATTTTCGGGCGAAGCGGTGCAACACTCATTCCTCTTTTTGCCAACTTTTCCGGTGAACTCGACAAGGCGCAGGGCTATCTCGGCTCACTGCCGGGACTCCTCGACGAAAGCGCGGGAGCAATGGCCGATATGGAGGACGATATTGGCGCACTGGGCGACAAGTTTAATCAATTCGTCGCGGGCTTGATTGCCGGGGCAGCGGGCGCAGACAACTTTGCTTCGGCACTTGCCAAGATCGACACGGCGGGCATTGGCGCGGGCCTTGGCGAGCAGTTGCGCGTAGCTTTTGACGCTCCCTTAGAAACCGCCAAAGCGATTGGCTACACGTTGCTGACGGGAGCAAAAGAGGCAGGCAATGCCCTAATCAATGCGGCAATGTTTGCTGGCGAAGCATGGGTCAACACCGTTTCAGCCAGCAAATACATCGCCGGACTTGGCAAGCGTCTTGAAGGGGCCGTGCTGGTCGCTGGCTATGGATTTATCCGCGTAATGCAGGAAGGTATCGAGCGGATTTACAAGCTCATTGCACAGCTTCCGGGGCCATTTGGCGAAGCCGCTCGTCAAGACCTCCAAGACATTGAAGGATGGCAAAGCCGACTTAATGCCCGCATCAAAGAAGGGCAGGACGCATTGGCGGAAGGCGCGCGCCTTATTCAAGGATCAATAGACGATGCCGTTAATTCGACCGAGATACTTTCAAAAGATTGGCTCGGCGTTGAGCAATCCGCCGCCGATGCTGCCCGTCACCTTTTAGAAGCCCAAAAAGTTAGCGACGAAATCCGCGCCAACTCCGAAAAAACTGCCGAAAACTTTGGCAGGGGCAGCGCGGCCTTGCGCCAAGCGCTCAACGAGGTGCGCGGCTTTGATTTGACCCCCAAGGAAGGGCCAGAGCAAAGCCCGGATTGGACGCGCAGCACGCAACCGCCGCCAACATCTACCTCGACCCCGGATGCGGCAAGCAATACGGGCGGCAGCACTTTTACCACCAAACCCACCACCGCCCTTGACCGCCTCCGTGCCGCCGCAGAAACCGACCCCAACGCCCGCGCCGAACTTATGCGCCTGCAAGACCGCGAAGCGCGGGACATGGCGCGCGCGGATCAAATGCGCTCGCTTGGTCGATTCGGAAGCGCCGCCCGCGCGCAGATGGCCGCTGAAACGCGCGCTGAAGCAAGTGCCTCGCGCGAAATGCAAAAGCAATTCATGCAATCAAGGTTCGGCGCGCGCAACGTCGGCGATGCTTTCCGCAATCTTGGGCAAGAGGCTTTCAGCGCAGGAATGTCTCTTACCGAAGTCATGCGCCGCATGGAAATTGAGCAACAGCCCGGCGAATCGCAAGCTGAAGCATTCCAACGCTTCGTGGAAGAACAAGGCAAAACCGAGGCGCAGCGAAAAGAAGAAGCGGCTCGTGGTGGTGAGTCTTCCGGCGCGGGACAAAGCCCCGCCGATCCAATGGGCGAGGTCATCGGCAAGCTGGAGCAAATCATCCAAGAAATCACTGACCGCCTGCCGCAAAACGCGCTGGCCGCTTAAACACTATGGCCGCAGTCATTCGCTCCACTTCAGAATTTGCCAGCGGCCAGATTGTGCTGACGCAGCATTCCGCATCCACGCGCCTCAACGGCTTGGTCGAAGCGTCAATGGAGTTTGCCTGCATGGGAACGCAATCGGCTATCGCGCGCAATATGTCCCTGTTTTTGCCGAACACCAGCCCCCCTGTGGCTCTGCCCGAAGACCTTGCCAACGCCCCCTTAATCAATGGCAACGTGTTTCTGCACGAGTTCACCACGCGCACGCAAAACGGCATTTGCTACGTTTCGGCCAATTACGTCGGCGTCAATTCAACAAGCGAAGGCCAAAAAAGCGAAAGCTCCACAACAAAAAGCATTCTTGTGACAACGCGCAAGCAAATTACCGTGCAAGGCGGCGGGACGGGATTTATTTTTGTCACCTTGGCTTTTGATTATTTGGCGGTTGAAGCTCGCATTCAGTATTGTGCGTTTGACCTCAAGAACAGAAAAACTCCGGGCGGGCGCATTGAGCAAATCAGGAACATCAAACGCTATGCGGGCGGGACACAGCAGCAACAGGCGCAAGTCGCCGCTGTCAATCCATACACCCTGCCGCGACGAGATGCTATTGCAATGTCCTTTGAAAAAATCGGGCCTGTCTATGTAATCACAGAATCCGCTTCGCCGGAATTTGGCGGGGGCTTCGATACGGGCATCGGCGGGCAAATTGTGTAAATCCGATGAGCAACGGACTACAGCCATTTAGCGACGATCTAAAAGACAATCCGCCGCGCGTGGTCAGCGCGTCAAAGCTCGACGGCAATTTTAACGCCTGTATGCCAGCAAATCGCGGCTTCTTGCGTTTGCTGGCCCTGAGCTACGACCGCAACGGCTGGTATTGCGACTTCCCCAATCCGCCCAACGGCACGGTTGTTCTCGGCGCAATCAACGGCATTGTGCAATGGATACCGACGCAGGGCTGCGAAGAAGCGGAGGAATAAGCCGTGGCGGCGACAGTCAAACTTTCTGCCGATGGCAACATTTTGCTGAAAGACGGCAGGGTGTCCTGCACTTGTTGTCCGGGCGAATGTTGTATGTGGCCCGCGCAAGCTCTTCTTGACGGACTTTACAACATAGAAGACTTGCCCGAAACAGTATATGGAATTGGTCAAAGCGACTCGCCTTACACTGTTACATTTGAAAGAACAGGGACCGATTCGCCATACTACGAAGGAGATGACGAAACAAGAATTGTAATCGTTCAATCCAATAATGTCGCTCTGTGGCAGCTACAATCCAACGACAATGGATCGTGGGTTGAATTTCAAGATCGCGGCGGCGGCGATGAATGTTTGGTGCAAGAGGAAGTCGAGGTTGGAGGCGTCACCTTGGCCCGCACTGCAGATGACTATCAAGATACCTACACGGTTAATGTATACAATGAAGTTATAGAAGGCGATCCAGTAAATACCTTTACCATAACGCGAGAGTCATTGTGTCAGTGGTCAAATGAAGATGGATCATTTCTGCTACGCTACGGATCATTCGTGGGACAACTTGAGTATTACGCCGATAGTATTTGGAGTGCTGGGCCAGACGCGGGTTTTGGAAAATTTGGAGGTGGCGAACCCGGAACAAACGATAGCCCCATTGGATCTTATTCAGACGCCAATTTTATTTGGGACGTTGTTGCATGATTTGTCTTTACCAATCCCGCACCCGCGCCAAAGGACAATTTGACTGCGCCCTCGGCTGGTATGGCGGCAGGCCGTGGCTCGGCAACTGCTTTGATTGCGTGAAGCGCGGCGACAACACGCCAGAGGCCAAAGCCGCCTTTGATGCCAGGGCCGACCGCGCCCATCCCGGCAACCGCCCGCGCCTGTCGGGATGCTGCGACAGGGCCGACCAAGCCTAAGACGGCTTTGACACCTATCGGCTTCTAAAGCAATGGAGCCGCGCCGTTTCTATCTCGACACCGCCAAAAGGGCGTTTGTGGCTTCGCCCGATGCCACGATTCCCGCGCCGTCCAACGTGTTTTTCAGAGAAGACGTTGAATCGATTGAGCTTTATTTCCTCAAGCCAACCAACAACGCCGCGCAGCCATACGAGTTCCGAAACTATTCGGCCAACACCGTGAATCTGGCGGTCGGCGTGACGGCTCCCGCCGCGCTGCAAACAACTTGGTCAAGCCTCTCGACCGCCATCACCCCTTCGGTGACGGTGGTAACTAACGGAGGCAGCGGTGCCAATGAGGTGCAAAGAATTAGCTTTGCCGGGAACGCCCCTGTTTCTGGCAATTTTTCAATCACACTCCCGTCCCGCAACGTCACGGTCAGCAGCGTCTCGGCGGGGGTTTTCACGGCAGTAAATCACGGCCTGCTCAACGGCCAGCCGGTGACCTTAACCGCCTTCAGTATCAGCGGCTCCACCTTTGCCAACAGCGGCTACGTTGTTATTGACCGCACGAAAGACACTTTCAAAATTTCCACAAGTGCAGGCGGCACAGCCATTGCGGCGGCAGTGACAAGCGGCGGCGGCACGGCTGCTCTGGATGCCATCACAACGCCAGCCATTCAAGAAGTCACCGCCTCGGCCATCCAGCAGGCTTTTGTCGAAGCGGGGATCGTCCTTGATAACGCTCCGCAAATTATTGTCACGGGCGACTATTCGCAGGGTTTCCTTCTGAGTTTTGCCAATACGCAGGCCAACATCAACTTCTCCACCGTTACCGTAGCCTCGACGCTGGCTTCCGGGGCGGGCCTGTCCGCTCAAGTCAATTTCAACACCGCGCAAATTGCCTCCATCATTTCCGCAGGGCAGGCGAGCAACTGCGTTTTGGAAATTGAAGTATCGGGCGGCGGGGCGCGGCAAACCTACCAACAGGCGGCAAGCGTGGCCGCTGACATCATCGCCTCGACATCGCCGACGCCAGTTTCGGCCAATGCGAGCTTTGTCCTGCAATCTCCCGACGCAAGCCAGTGGCTCGTCACCATCGACAACGACGGCATTTTGACTGCCACCAAACAATAATCACCGCCATGAAACTCTTCTTCAGCATTCTTCTCGCCACTCTCTGCGCGGCCACCGGCTACAGCCAGACGATGAAGGCGTTGGCTTACAATACAACGAACGGCGTAATAATTTACACAAACACCAATAATTTAAGATTTTCAAACAATGTTGTTGTTGAGTCCATTGAAACCCACAGATTAGACATTCAAAGCGGAACAAATCTTTACATACTGCTCGATGATGGGATTGCTGACTTCAATGTGGCGGCTTCATTCAATCATCCAGATGGCATACAGTTTACAACCAACACTGGTGCCGCCGCCACCCGCACCAACCTCGGCCTCGGCGCAACATGGCTCACAAACACCAACGTCACGAATTTTAGGACGGCGATTGGGTTAGGATCAACCAATCTGGTGACGTTTAGCGAGGTTTCAACAACATCAGTTCTTCGTTCTCCTTATGTAGAAAGCTCAGAGTTTTATATATTTGAAGACGGAAGTATTACGTTTGAAAGCACGGGAACAATAAATTTCGGAGCCGCTGCTCCGTCTGTCCGCACCAACCTCGGCCTCGGCGGAAGCAACATTGTCACCTTCGCTGGCCTAATCAACAACGGCGATATCACGATCAACAGCACCACGGCCAGCAACGGCCTGCTCTACATCCGCCGCACCAACAACGAACCTTTTCTTGGCCTCGCCAACCTTCTCGCCAGCAACAACACGACTGTCAGCAATGAAACGCTTTTTCGTGTAGGTGTAGCCGAGGCTACCAACCGTTCGGCGCAGTTTGGTTTCCGCTCAACTAACACCAACGGCAACGGTGTGGCTGTGTTCAGCGTGTTTGGATTCGACGCACTAATGATGATCGGGGCCGATGCCTCGACCAATGCCGTGATCTATTCGGGCGGCGGCACGAACAACGAAGTGATGACCTTGATTCGCGACGGGGCCACGGAGTTTGCCCGCCCGATTCGTTTTTCGACCAATGCCTCAACCCGCCCTGAGACAAACGCCCCAGCCAACACGACCAATGTGGCGGCGTGGGTCGAAATTCGGATCGGCACTAATTCCTATCGCGCCCCGTTGTATCAATGAGCCTCCACGCCGCCACAGACTTTATCAGCCGCCCGCTCGTCGGCGTCTCCACTTCGCTCGGTAGTGTGATTGTAAGCCTGCTGCCGCACCTTGAGGCTGCCGCACGTTTAGGAGTCCTTGGACTCGGCCTCGTCGCGGGACTGCTGACCGTTCGCAAAGCCTGGAGGGATCGGAACAAATGAGCGACCTTTACGGCAAATGCCCCGCGCAAGTGGATCTCTGTCTGCCCCAAGGCCAGACATGGGACACAACCCTGCTCTGGGAGGCAGACGGCGACCCCGTGAACCTCACAGGCTGGACGGCGCGCATGATGCTCCGAACCACGGCAGAAGCGGCATCGCCCACCGTCTCACTTTCCACCGCGACCAGCACAATGACCGCCGCGAGCAATGGCGTGATCGGTCTTTCCTATTCGGCTATCTCGTCTGCCACGATCACGGCGGCGACCTATCTCTACGACCTTGAAGTGGTCAACCCATCCGGCGCTGTCCGCAGGCTCATGGAGGGCCGCGCCGTGGTGAGCCGCGAAATCACCCGCTAACGTCATGGGCGAGACGATCACCATACGCACGGGCGCGGCGACCGAAGTTATCAAGGTTGTCGAGCAAGGCCCGCAAGGGCCAGTTGGCCCAAAAGGCGATCCAGGCGATGTGGCGGGCCTGCCGCTTACAACAACGGGCGACACGCTTTACCGGGCAAACTCAACCACCAATGCCCGTTTGCCAATCGGCGCGGCAGGGCAAGTTCTCAAAGTCGCCGCCAGCGGAATACCAGAATGGGGCAACGAGTCGGGGGCGGTAAGCTCCGTAGCGGGCCGCACCGGGGCCGTGACGCTCGCTGTGGCCGATGTGTCTGGGGCGGTTGCCTCGACCGACACCCGCCTTGCAGACTCCCGCCAGCCCACGCTTCACGGATCAACTCACCACACAGGCGAGACGGATGCCCTCGCCGCGCATCAAATTAACGGGCAAACGATTTTCTCGGTGACAAGCGTCAATTATAGCGCCGATCAAACGCTGCCAGCTAATCGCGCAAGGCAGCTTACTGTTTCCAACACCAATGCAAGCGGCATCACGCTGACATTGCCGACACAAGCAGAAGGCACCCTGAATGGCGACACCTACGTCATTGTAGGTGGCAACACAATGAGCGGGCCGATTACGGTTCGTGGCGTGGCAAATCTTTCGCCGCTTGTTTACAATACGCTCGTCACAATCACGGCCACAGGGCAGCAATACCGCTTGCGTTCGGGCGGCGGCTCATCTGGAAATTGGTCGCTTATCCCCGTCGATACCCACACCCACACAGGCTCCCAAGTAACTGTCGGCACCACCGCCAACCTCCCGCTCAAAACAGGCACAAACGGCGTAGTCGAGGCGGGTTCTTTCGGCACGGCGGCAGGGAGCTTTTGCGAGGGGAATGATGCGCGGCTTTCGGATGACCGCGACCCGAATCTTCACGCCGCCAGTCACCTCCCTGATGGCGCTGATGAGATTTTTGACCAGTCGTTGAATACTACGGATAGCGTTGAGTTTAACGCCCTTAAAATTTACACAGCAGCATCTCCCACCGTTGATAAGCAGGTTTTGGTGGCCGATGACGAGGGCAATATTCTTTCCATTACTGGCAACGAAGCGGATGCAAGGGCATCACTCGGCCTTGGAGACGCAGCCGTAGAAGATACCACAGCCTTCGCCGCCTCTGGCTCCATCACAACATCTGGCCTCACGCAAGCCACCGCAAGAATTTTAGGCCGCACGACCGCGAGCACAGGAGCCATCGAGGAGATCCAAATCGGCTCGGG